AAACAGATAAGGGATATCACTTTGTTACTCTACAACTGCTTTTTGAAAAAAAGCCAATTGACACATATATCTATATCGACGAAATTCATGGTCTACAAGAAAAGAGTGATTTACAAAATTTCAAAGACTATCAAAAAATTATAGCTGTAGAAAATGTGAGTGATTTTAATCTACTACAATCAGCTCAAAAGGGTACCTATTCTGGAATAACAAAAACTCTAGATGTGTTAGCTAAATCTTTCTTTTCGAAATCTTACGATTATTCTAAGGACTTCAAATCAGTTAATAATTTAAAAACTGATAATCCTTCACTGACAAAGGAAAGTATTAAAAAATTTACATCTTCGCCGATGCGTGAATCCTTCGTAACGACAAATTCTAAAGTGTCGCAGTTAGATTATGTTAAAGAATTTCAGCCAGAAATGGAACAGTCTTTTAGACGAATGCAAGATTTTGAAGCCATAGAAACTGCAGCCACAGAACAACTATTGATGCAAAAAATGAATGTCATGGTTCATGGAAATCCTAGACTTCATGCAGGTGATACAGTAAATTTAATTTTTCCAGAAGTGAGCGTCACAACAAAAGGACAAAGAAAAACCAATGATTCGACCAGTGGAAAATATTTAATAACAGCTGTAGTTCATAGAGTTAATGCGACACACAAATATGTGACTTTGATGGAATGCGTTAAAGATACGCAACTAGCCCAACCTGAGACTGAGGACATATAATGACAGCAAAAGAAAATTGGATTGGCGCAGAAGGATTTATATGGTTTATAGGAATTGTTCAAGACATAAATGATCCTCTAAATTGTGGAAGAGTTAGGATTAGATGTGTAGGATGGCATTCTGATAATATAGACGAACTTCCTGTTAAAAATTTACCGTGGGCACAAGTTTTGATGCCTGTTACTTCTGCATCAACAAGCAGCATTGGTCGTTCTGGAACTGGACTACTGAATGGTTCTTATGTGATGGGTTTTTTTCTAGACGGAGAAAATGCACAGCAACCTGTGGTTATGGGATCATTACATGGGATCCCAGATGGATCAGATCAGGGCGGGTATTCAGATCCAGACGGAATTTATCCAACCAATCCAGGATTTCCAGACACTCCAAATTTAGCTTATGCTAGATTTATTGAAGATAAGATAACAAAAGATAAAGAAGCAAATAGAGTTAAAGATGTTCCTACTGCAAGATATGTTACAGAAAATGAATTTAAAACATGGACTGAACCACTTCCTAGAAATGGAAAAGATCCCGTATACCCCAAAAATCATGTTACACAAACCGAATCTGGTCACGCAATTGAAATCGACGATACAGTAGATAATGAAAGAATTCACATCTATCATAAAACTGGAACTTTTTGTGAGATACAAAACACAGGAGATAGGGTAACGAAAATCATTGGTGATGATTTTGAAGTGTGTGTTAAGGATAAGAGCGTTTTAATTTCCGGAAAATGTAATATCACAATTTCTGGCGACGCTAGATTATACGTTAAGGGTGATATGATACAGGAAGTTTCTGGCGATTATAATTTAAAAGTTCATGGTAATATGACAACGAAAGTTTCTAAAAATTCTACATATTCAGCTGAAAAAAACATAGTTGTTACCTCCGGAGAAGCTACGACCGTAACTGCCGGAGCAGCTATGAAGATAATTGGTAGCAGAATAGATTTGAATTAAAATGAATACTCAGACGACAGGTGTTTTTAAAATATTAATAGGAAATAAGTTACATACATATACAAATTATGATGAAATTCCAAAAACATTTACGAATCTAATATTGTTTAAATTAGATTATCCGTCTGAACCACATTCTGAAGAAGAACATCTAATGATTGAAGAAAAAGCAAATTTGATTCATGAACTGATGGCGAGGGAAACTGATGGCCATTAGTCTCTCATTAGCTACATTACCCGCAACTTCTAGAACAAGTAGAAGTGTATCATCTTCAATTGTTGCTACTGCCGATTCAGAGGAAATTATTTCTTCCATATCTGGAGTTTTATTAGGGCGATCAGAACAAGTAAATATCGTTGCAACTGCAGATGATACTCTTTCTATTAGTGGAACTTACGCTGATCCGTTTGATGACAAATTTACATTTATTAGCAAAGGAAGTAGTGATAAAAAAGAAACGCCTTCAATAATTTCAGGCGTTTCTAATGTTCCTGCAAATAAAGACTTATTTAAAGTCGAACAAGATACTACTGAAAAACGAACAAAAACATATTTAATAACAGTGCAACATGATTCTGAACAAACCACTTTTGAAATAACACACGATATAGAGAATGAATTTGCAGGTATTTATTCTTTTATGTCAACTTATTACGATTAGGAAAAATATGCCAGCCGCAACAAGAATAGGAGATGCTGATACAACACATTGTTCAGGAATGGTTAGAGCCGCCGGTTCTGGAAATGTTTTTGTTAACGGCAGGCCTTGGTCGCGACAAGGTGATGTGAATACTGTGCATTTATTACCAGGCGTTCCATGCCCGGCACATAACGCACCAATTACTACAGGATCCACAACTGTATTTGTAAATTCAATGGGTGCTGGACGAATTGGTGATGCGATAACTGGATGCACAACAGTTGCAGAAGGATCATCTAATGTATTTGCTGGAGGATAGGTTAGAAATAATTCAATAGACCGGCTAGAATAAGTAATAAATAGGTCAAATTAAGGAAAAATATGGCACGCCAAACAAATACCGTTGTATATAAAGATTTTGATCTTGCTATGAGAGCACATCCAGTTACTGGTAAACTCTTTGTCAAGAAAAATGATGACTCTTTAATACAAGCCATTAAAAATTTGATAATGACTAATCAATATGAAAGACCATTTCGATCGGATTTTGGATCAAGTATTCGTGATCAATTATTTGAAAATTATAGTTCTGCAATGGAAACTTCCATCAAATATAATATAGAAACTGCTATCAAAAATTATGAACCAAGAGTTGAACTTCTAGATGTCCAAATCGTTGGAGATCCAGATAAGAATAGATTGAGCGTCAGTATTATATTTCGTGGAAAAAATTCAACAAATATTTCTGAAGCGAATATTTCGCTCGATAGGATAAGATAATGCCCGCTAATACTTCTATCTCAGTAACTGGATTATCTTTTGATACTATTCGCGCAAATCTACGCGACTTCATAAAAGCTAAATCTGAATTCGCAGACTTCGATTACGAAGATTCTGCCATCGGTTCTATTTTAGATCTTCTCGCATACAACACGTATTACAACGCATTTTATGCAAATATGGCTGCGAATGAGAGCTTTTTGGAATCAGCGCAGCTATATGACAGCGTTGTATCTCATGCAAAAGCCCTAGGATATAGACCAAGATCTGCGCAGGGCGCAACAGCTAATGTCAGGATATCTTTTACAAGTCCTGCCACATTCGCTGAAAGAAGTTTGAACATAGCAAAAAATTCACAATTTACAGCATCTATAAATGGCGTTAGTTATATTTTCGTTACTCCAAAATCTTACAGTATTGCTGCAAATTCTACAAATGGATTTAACGGTTATATCAACATAGTCGAAGGAACGCCTTTAACTCATAGATTTCTTTATACTGCAGCAAACACATCTTTCGTTTTACCCAATGTGAATGTGGATATATCCAGCATTACCATCTCCGCAACAGTTGGTTCAAATAATCAACCTTTCATTCGCGCGGATGATATATTTTCTGTAAATTCTATTTCTAGGGTGTATTTTTTAGATGCGGACAGAGGAAATTTATACAAGGTACATTTCGGAGATGGAGTTTATGGCGCTGCGCCAGATAATAATAGCACAGTCACAGTTAATTATCGCGTATGTAATGGAACTCGTGGAAATGGTGCCAATCAATTTACTGGACCAGGAACTTTAGGTGGAAAGAGTTCATATAGTATATCTGTTGCTGAAAGAGGCTCTGGAGGCACATCACAAGAACCTATAGACTCAATTCGTTTTAATGCACCACGAGCATTTCAAACTCAAAATAGAGCTGTATCTAAGAATGATTATTCCTCTTTGATTTTAAGTTTGAATCCCGATCTAGCTGCTGTAAATTCCTGGGGCGGAGAAGAAAACATACCACCCATATATGGAAAAGTCTACGTTGCAGTAAAACCATCAGTCGGAACTTTAATTTCTACTGCTAGAAAATCATTAATCATAGAAAAAATAAAAGAATATAATGTTCAATCTATTGATGTTGTCATTGTGGATCCAACCTACCTATACATAGTTCCTACCATAACAATACGATACAATCCAGCAGATACTGAACTGAGTGGGTCTGATATCGGAAATCTTGTTAAACAAAAAATTATTGCATATGAAGCAAGCAATCTAAATTTATTCGCCAAAAAATTTAGATTTTCTAAATTTTTAGATTACATATCAAATGCTGAATCTTCCATTGTTGGCGCAACGGCAGGAATTCTTATGCAAAGAAAATTTGCTCCTTCGATTGTTAGAGCCGACGACTATGTTTTGTCGTTCAATCAACAAATTAGAAGACTAGGAGATTCTAAAAAAGTCATTACTGATCTATTGTATGGATACGTATCCTCTTCACAATTCACTTATAAAGATAGAGTTTCATATTTTGATGACGATGGTTTTGGAACTCTTAGAATTTATTATGAAGATCCGATTAGCGGAAAACGAATCTATACTAATTCTACTGCAGGAGAAGTAGATTATGAATCTGGAGTTGTATACATCTATAGTTTTCTACCATCAGAAATATTTGGAGAAATTGCATTAGATGCACGACCTGTATACGAAGACGTAGCTCCAATAAGAAATCAAATCTTATTGATCGATGGAGCTTCTATACGTGTGGTCAATGATGATTCTAATAGAGTAGAATCTACGATCATATCAATCGACACTATTGGATCCACAACTTCATTAAGTTCTGTTACCTCATCAGCTCTCGGTTTAGTGACATATTGATATGGCTATATCCGGAGCAAATGAAGTCTATAAGAATATATCTCCTCTTGTAGAACAACAATTTCCAGAATATATTCGTGAGAATGGACCACGATTTGTTGCTTTCATGGAAGCGTATTATGAGTATTTGGAGCAATCTGGAAAATCAATAGATGCAATACGAACTCTTAAAGATAATCAGGACATAGATAGAACTGTTACAGAATTCGTAGAATATTTTAGAAAACAATATGCACTGAGTATACCAAAAACAGCTCTGGCCGATAAACGACTTATCGTAAAACATATTCGTGAATTTTATCGTTCTCGCGGATCTCAAAAATCATTCAAATTTTTATTTCATATTTTATTTGGCGCAGATGTAAATTTTTATTATCCAGGCGAAGACGTTCTTCGCGCTTCTGACGGGCGATGGATTAGAGAAACAGTATTGACTGTTGAAAAGCGAACTGGAATATTGACTGATCTAGACGGTAGAGTAGTGACTGGACAGACTTCTGGAGCTATTGGACGTGTTCAGGGAATTCTTACTACAATTAATTTAGGCATAGAAGTATTTACATTAACGGTAGAAAACACTTCTGGAACGTTCTTAGATAAAGAAATCGTTTCTGATGGATTCGGAAACACTGTTACAGTTCGAGCCGGAATTGGTGGTCTCATTTCTCAAACAATAA